CTGCTTTTACGTGTTTATTTCACAGATGAAAACAACACGGCGTCCCCGACGATATAGTCGGGACCTCCCAGGGTACATGGGATAGGAGCAGTCCCCGCGATCACTGTTTGTACTTTAACAGTTATCGCGGGACCCTGCTGCGACGATTCACGCGCTTATAGCGCCTTGAACGTTGCAGTGTAGGGAGCGGTCGGGGTGCGCATCACATCTGCGCACCCCACCACCCGTCCGCGTCGCTTAGTCGCCGGACACCCCTTTTAGGGAACCTTTAAGATAGGTTAAAATCGAGACCAGGAGTAGGAATTCATAATTCCAGCTACGCACCTGGTGGATCCATCATCGAATCGATGAACGGAGCTTTCGAGACAATTTTGGTAAACTAGTTACAATGATCTAACGAAGTCCCTTCCAATACGTGTGTAACGCAGGCTTAACGACACAGCCCGTGAAGTTTGCGCCAATAGCGGTCAATGGTATTTGCATGACCCCCGCTAACTACGAGTCATATTTTCTCGATTGAGGTACTCCCTCTAGTTGCGTCTCCAACGCCACTCTTCCTCAGCTATGGGGCACACCGGCACTGACCGGTTATTGAGTGGAATAGGATAAAGATCGACAAGAGATCGTTCTCGGTGGTGGACACCCACCTTGTGTGTGGCCCTCAACCACACCAAAAAACCCATATAAGCATGAGTAAAGTTTTTATAAGTAACAACGATACACGGGCTAATGCTTCGGGCACGTCGGGGGGATGCAACCGCCCCGACCTCCAACAACAACAGGACTTCTTCTACGAAATATATATAGGAGAGTCACCTTGCGGCCCGTGCGAGGTGAATTACAAGTCCCAGCCATTTGATTGTCAGTTCGGTCTTTCTGATGTTGCTATGAGCACATTTAAGAATAGAATGATATCACTTGGCATCACTGCCAGCATTGAGAGTTTGATGGAGAACTCTATGATGTGCATGTTGGCTTTGAGTGATTCGAGCAGCACTAAACAGTTCTTTTCTATATTGTTCTTGTACTTTAAGACAATTAGTACCAAAAGTGTTGCTCGCCTGGCTTGCGATTATGCCGCCCGGATTTTTTCAGTGTCCAAAATGGACTCTCAATCTGGTGTTTACGGCACTGACCTAGAGTATCCACCGTGGCTTAAAGCCTTGAAGGAACTCTCTGTCAATTGGAAACTCGCATTGACCTCCGAGATGTTTGTCAAGATCGGCAGATTGCTCGCTATGTGCGTAGCAATAGGCTTGTGTGGTGAAATGAAACTAAATCCCACCATAGCCGGCCTAGATCTTTTTACAATGCCGGAGATCCCTAAAAAAGTCAGCGCAGTCAGCTTGATCGACGCCGTCTTCGATTTGGTCGTGTACTTCTGTGAAGGAGGATACGTCTGTTTCGTCACGGGATCGATCGCTCCGCTACTGTACGGTAGTATAGATTCCCAGCGCCTTTCCGACATGTACATGAAGTGCAAACGTTGGGCCGCTTTGAATCTCACCGGGCAATTAGCGACAGAGAAAGCTGATCAACTTGATTACGCTAAACTACTCCAAGAGACCAAGGAGTTGTGTAAGCGTCTCAAGCAAGGTACCAGAGGGGCTTCTGAGCGCCAAGTCTTTCAACACTATTTAGAGAGATTGGACACTTGGGAAGCGGAACTTACAGAAACTCGCATGGGTGGTGGATCTCGTATCCGACCCATTTGCATTTATCTGTACGGACCCTCAAGTGTAGGTAAATCCACTTGCGTCCCTGGTATCATGACGACCCTGCTTAAATCGAATGGTTATCACTGCACCTCCGCTAATATATGTTCTATCGCTGATCAAGACAAGTACATGTCCTCCGTGACAGGATTCACTACGGGCATAGTCTTAGATGACGTAAACAATATCAAGGCGGAATTCCAGTCCGACAGTTCGCTTAATAAGATTGTAGTTTTGAACAATAACAACAAGACTTATGCGATTAAAGCAGGAGTTGAGGAGAAAGGGAAGGTACCCCTTTGTCCAATGGTAGTGCTCGCCACGTCCAACACTAAGGACGGTGGCGCGCATGCCTTCTCCAACGAGCCCTTGTCGTGGGTTCGTCGGTACGACATCATTATCACCTTTAGGGTCAAGGCAGAATACTCCTTGAATGGTATGCTCGATCAACGAAAAGCTAACCGTGACTTCCCTGATGCAATCTTCCCGGACATCTATGATTTGAAATTGGAAGAAGGTATTAGTAGGGAGGCTCCCAAAGAAGGTGAGGCCGCCGATGTAGCATATCGTGTACTTGTGCACAACGGTAGGAGCATGGAAAATGTGTCGTATCCAGATGCCATGCGATGTTTGGTAGATTTGTCTAAGGAGCATTTTGAACACCAAACTCGCGTCGTGGAAAGATCGAACAATTTGCACGAACGCATTTTATTCTGCAAAGAATGCTCATATCCCACAGAGGTATGCAGCTGCGTTTCGTGTGCTAAAGTTGTCCCTCCTGTCGCTGACGTCGACCCCCCTCCAGTTGCAATTCCCTCGTACGTCGAGGCGAAATCCACCGAGGGCGCGTCCGTCAGTTTCACGGCTGACCATGCATCTGATGCTGCCGGTGATGATTCCGGCTACAACGGTGACGCTTCCGTTGAAAGTGACCCTTATGCAGGTCTCACTGACGCGGAATTAGACGAATTGTACCCCCCCTACGCTGACCCAATAATGGACTCGCAGGCCATATGGTCTAAGAGGAAATATTACGTCCCGGTTCTCT